GCGATGAACGCCGACCAGCCGCTTACGCCGTCCTGCGTGGTGTGCAGGTACAGAGCGCCACCCGCGACGCGCATGTGAAACGAGCGGTTACCGGAGGCGCCCCACTTGCCGATGAGAATCTGCGCCCCGGGCGTGTACCAATCGGCCTCGCCCTCCCACCGGATGTCTAGGTCCCCGGTGATGTCGAGCGGGGTCGCGTCGGGGGTGGTGGCGAGGTTCGTCGAGCCGTTCAATGCGAGGTAGTTGGACGGCCCGCCCGGGAGGCTGATTCTGAACGGTGTTCCGCGACCGATCAGCCCGTAGAACGGGCCCTCGGGGTTCCGCGGAACGTACTTCCCGTCGAGGTTGCGGATTGTCGCCGCGCACTGCGCGGGGTCGGCCGCGTTGGAGCGGTACGGGCGCCCCCGGGTGTGGGTGATCGGAGCGCGGGTGTAGAGGTCGGCAGTGATGTTCTGCCACACCTGCCCGATCCTGAGCTCGCCGCGCAGTCCAAGGGGTGTCTGCGGAAACGCCACGGTCACGCTGCCTTTCCTGTGATGACGAACTGGACGTTTCCGCCACGCGCGGCGACCTTCTGCCGCAGGGTGGCGATGATGAGATCGCCGAACGCGCTTCCGTCCGATCCGATGCGCACGACGTCGGGCGAGCTGCCTCGGCCTGCGACCGCGCCGGACGCGGTCGAGGCGGCGACGTTCGCCGCGGTGGCCTGCCCGCCGGTGGGCACTGCGACCAGGTTGCGCATCGTCGAATCGACCGCGCCGGCCCCGTCCTCGACGCCCTCGACGATGCCCGCGGGGATCCAACGGCCGATTTGGTCGCGCATCACACGCGAGGGCGAGTGGATGCCGAGGGCCTTGGCGATGGGCCCGGGGATCATGTTCTTGGCGAAGCCGATGAGCTGCGAGCGCAGCCACCCGCCCATACCCTTGACGCCGTCGAACAGACCGCGCACCAGGTCGCGGCCCTTGCCGACGAGCAGACTGCCCATGTTGCCGAGGGCGTTGGTGATCCGGCCGGGCAGACCGCGCACCCACGCGACCATTTCCAGTGCCTTGACGGCCGTCGCGGTTTTGATCGCCGACCAGTGCTTGACGATCAGGCCGGTTGCGGTCCAGTTGAGGAACGCGTTATAGATCTTTCCGGGGATGCCCTTTACCCATCCGACAATGGCGTTCCACCAGGAAACGGCGGTGCTCTGAATGGTGGACCAATAGTTGATGAGCAGTCCGGGCAGTGTGAAATTCAGGAACGCGAAAACTATCGCGTCCTTTACCCAGAGTATTTTTTGAACCACCCAATCCCATACGGCGAGCGTGGCGGACTTGATCTGATCCCAGTACGTGACAATGAGATAGACGAGGCCCGCTACGGCGACTGCCGCCCCGGCGACAATCCAGAAAATTGGGTTGGCCAACATCGCGGAATTCATCGCCCACACGGCGACCGCGGCGATACCGAACGCCACGCCGAGCGCGGTAATGCCTATGGCGAGGACTTTCGCCACCCCGGAATGTTCCTGGAACCAATTTCCGAACGCGGTCAGGATGGGAAGTACCTTCGTGGCGAGCACGTCGACGAATGCCTGAGTGGCTTTCCGCTTGAACTGCTCGACCTGCGTTGCGGCGTTATCGCGCAGACTGTTGCCCACGCGGTCGGCGGCGCCTCCGACCTTGCCGAGGCCCTGCGCGGCGCTGCTCGGGTCCATCGCGAACAGGGCGGCGCCGAGGTCTTCGGCCTGGGTGCCGAACAGGGCCGTTGCCGCCGCGGACTGCTTGACGGGGTCTTTCATGTTCCGCAGCCGGTCGAGCGTGGTGTCGAGCGCGGCCGTGGCGGACTTTCCGCCGGCGCCGAACTTCTTTGCCATGTCGTCGGCATTCAGGCCGAGGGCCTGGAAACCGGCCGCGGTGGTGGTCGACCCGTCCACGGCGCGGATCGAAAACTCCTTGATCGCGTCCGCGGCAAGGTCGGAGTCACGAGCGCCATTCTGAATCGCCTGATTCATCAGGCCAACGGCCGTGGCACCGTCCAGACCAGCTTTTTTGAACTGGACGCCGTACTCGTTGAAGGTGTCGACAAGGTCATCGGCCTTGTTCGCCGAGGACTGGAAACCGGCCGTAAGGACGTCGAACGCCTCGTTGGCGCTCGATGCCAGACCGGTGCGCAGCATCTGTGAAACGGCGTTGGTGACGCCCCCGAGATCCTGATCGAATGTGCTCGCGAGGTCGGACACCTTCGTCGATATCGATTCGATCTGTGCGTTGGTGGCGTCCGGCGGGAGCAGACCGGAACTCATGGTCGCCTTAATGGCGTCCGCGGCGCCCTGGAAGTCCTCAGTGACGGCGTTCGCGAACAGGTGGCCGGCGGCCTTGCCGTATTTCTGCGCCTCGGCCGGGGTGGAGCCGAGTTGCGCGGCGAGTTTGCCGGTGATCTGCTGCTGTTCCATTGCTGAGGCGATGCCACCCATGAGGGCGGCGCCGAGACCTGCTCCGACCGCGCCTAGGGCGAGGCCTTTGAGCTTGCCGGTGATGCTCTGTCCGGCCGTGTCGGCGCCGTCGCTGGCTCCCTCATCGAGGCCATCGCCGAGGGCGCCTCCTGCGTCCTGCCCGCCGGTGCGGGCCCGCTGGGTGATGCGGGTGAGCGCGGCCCGCAACCGGGTCTGAAAGCCGTTCAGGCCTTGTTCGGCCTCGGTGTCGTCCACGGTGATGGTGGCGGCGAGCTCGCCCACGGTGAGCGCCATGTGCGGGCCTCCTCTCGGGTAGGGGGCGCGCGGTGGCGCGGTGTGGAGTTATCAGCCCTTGGGGGCGTCGGGCGGCGGGTACAACAGGCGGTTGATGCGGGAGTCCGCGGAGAGCAGGCCGAGGATGCGGACGCGTAGCCAACGCCACGAACGGGCGGTGAGCAGGCCCGGCGCCCCGACGTCGAGGCCGTAGAACTCCTGTAGGTCGGCCTCGACGAGCGGCCACTCGTCGAGGATCTGCGACCACTTCACTTCCGGGGCGCGGGCTTCTTTCCGCCGGCGCGGTTGCCCTGGCGGGGCTTCGTACCACTCGAAGAGCCCCGAGACCGGGTCTTGTTCGCCGCATCCGATGAGCTGCGGCGCTGCTGCCGGTTCGGGGCCAGTCGAGAAGGGTCGCCGCCGGAATTCCAGTAGCGTTCGGCGGCGTCCTTGTTCTGCACAATCCACACCATCGCGGTCACCGCGCTGTGTTTGAGCGTCGGCCATGCGACGTCATCGGCGACCATCTCGGCGTGTGCGGTGCCGAGGACGTCGCGGTACATGTCGCGCTCGGCGGCGTCGGCGAGGACGGCATCGTCGACCTGCCCGCCGTCTGCGGCGACCGCGGCGGCCTGCATGATGGCCTGCACGCGGAGACCGGTCGCCGCGGACGGCGGCGGCACGGTGTACGTCTTGCCGTTGATGGGGAGCGCGAGCGTTTCGTCGAGCAACTCCCCCAGTGCCTGAAAGGCCATTGGTCAGCCTTCCTACGGCGCGAGCGGGTTGGTGATCTTCGTACGCTTGCCCTTGCCGGTAAGCGTCACCTTGACGGAGTCGAGGTCGTCGGTAGCGGTGCCGTCCTGCTCCCACTGGACCAGGGCGTACCCCTCGTACGCCTCGTCGCGGCCCTCGCGGTCGTACCAACGAACGTGGACCTTGCCCGCGTCACCAAAGTTCTCCGCGGCGAGCCTGAGCTGTTCCTGAGCGGCGTTGAAAGCCTTGGTCATGGGGTGGCACCGGTGCAACATCGTCGCCTCGATGCTCCACGCGTACGCGGTCGCCGTCTGATCGGCCCAACCGTCGTCCTCGTACGTGGTGCTGTCCTGCTGCGTCTGGTCGACCTTGGGCGCAAAGTCGTTGATGCCGGGGACGATCGCCCATGCGGGCGTGCCGTTGGTGCTGGTGTCCAGTTCGAGCCGGTACCGGCGCGCGAGCGCGGTCTCTGTCTCAACAGGGGTGGACATGGGGCCCTCCTATTCGAGGCGGTCGGACTGCGGGCGTTGGGCGCGCAGCGTGTAGTTACTGGTCCGCTCGTGGCGGCCGTTGGCGTCGGCGCCCATCGGCGCGGTGTTCTCGCGCTTGATGAGCTGCACATGGGCGGTGCCGAACTGCTGGTCTCGTAGGCCGTGCAGCGCGGCGAACACGGCCTCGTCGAGGGCGACGACCTCGCGCGGATCCTGTCTGGCGCGGGTGCGTACCTGTAGGAACACCGTGCAGTCAGTGAGGGCGGGGTCGTCGGCGGTGTCGTAGGCAGTGAGGACGACGGCGCGGTCTGGACTGTCGGACATGACGGTGTCCGTGATCGCTGTCTCGGTGGCGGTGTAGATGCCGGTGGGCCGGTAGGTGGCGACGCCGGCGGTGT